CTTTCAGATTAGTGACTCCTGAGGGGTATGAAATAAACTTAGCATATCCTACTGGTCTTGAAGTCATAGGCAATATTTACGAAAATCCCGAACTTTTAGGAGATGAAAAATGAGAGAAAGGGAAATATCTAAAAAGCATATAGAGAAATGGCATTATGTTCGTGAGTATTATGAAGACACTTTTTTGGGAGAAAAAGTCGTCAAGTGGTGGCATAGATTCAGATTTACGGATGATTTTGAAATGGCATACGAATATGACGATTCTCTTGAGTATAAGTGGAGAGAACTATCAAAAGAGGAAATAGAAATTTTAAAGTCTAAGATTATTAAAGACGGCGATGATTATAGATTATTAGGGGAGATGAAAAAATGAGAACAGGCTATTTTATCGAAAACAACTTCTTCGGCTTTATTCACGCACCGAAGGAGTTAGAAAAAAGACTGAAAGACGAGGGTTTTGAGGTTTTTCAGAGTTTCCAACTTCTTTCGGGAGACTACAAAATCGTAGTCAGGCTTCCGAAGTTAGACCAGAAAAACGCAGTTCAAAGACTAATTCAAATCGTAAAGGAGGTAAACGATGAATACTAAAAGGCATCAACCCTATTTTCTTAAAAGTGGTGAAGAAGTCCCAGGCGTGACAACCATAATCTCATCTATCCTTGCGAAGCCTCAACTTGTAGAATGGGCTTGGAAGCAAGGACTTAACGGGCAAGATATTCACAAGATTGTAAACAAGACTGGCGATGCTGGAACTCTCGGACATCAAATGATTTTGGACTTCTTGAAACTCCAAAAGACCGATACAAGCGAATATTCAAAGGACATTATTGACCTTGCAGAAAACTCCTTCTTATCGTTTTTAGAGTGGCAAAAACACAAGACAATCGAACCGATTTTAGTTGAGACTTCGCTTGTGTCCGAAAGATATAAATACGGTGGGACGCTTGACTTTTACGGAAAGATAGACGGCATTCTTACTCTTGCAGACTGGAAAACAGGGAGCGGAATTTACGACTCATACATTTATCAATTGAGTGCGTATCGCAATCTGCTTATTGAAAACGGTTTTGAGAACCCTGAACGAGTTATGATTGTTAGAATTAACAGGGAAGAGAACGAGAGATTTGAGGAACTTGTTAAGAAAAATACGGACATTGAGTTTGAGATTTTTAAACGGCTTGCAGAGATTTATCATTTGCAGAAACAATTGGGAGGCGAGGGGTGATTAAGATATTGGTAATCGTTTTTCTTTTAATACCTTTTTTAGTATCTTTATTTCAATTGCTTCTTGCTTTTAGTCAGTGGGAATTTTATACTACCAAAGAGCGGGACGAAGAAGTTCGTATGTTCTATTTTATGTTTGTTATGACTTTTATTCTGTTGATCCTCGTTGTTTACTTTTGGAGGTGAGAGATGGAACGATTTCGGACATTCATCCTTGCTAAAAGGACAAAAAAGTATAAAATTATCCTTGTGGGAGGGACGATTTGAAAAACAAAACGGACTTGAAAAAGAAGGTCGTTAAGCAAAATGACGAGATTTGGAGTCTAATCGTAAGACTTCGTGACAATTTCACCTGTCGAATGTGTGGGAAATCTACAAAGTTCGTAGAGGCGGCACACATAATCGGTCGAGACAACTGGAACACCCGCTGGGACACCCGAAATGGGTTAAGTCTATGTTATTACTGTCATAGATTTAAAATTCACGGCGGTCGGCTTACAGAAGAAGAGAAGATTGAGTTTTACAAGAACGCAGTCGGTAAAGAGACTTATGAAAATCTACTTGAACTGTCTAAACAACCTGTTAAACGCAACTTGACTTACGCACAGGCTTGGAACGAACTCTTAAGAAAGGAATTTGTGAAATTGACTGGTATGAGTTTTGAGGAGTTTAAAAAAGAAATGAAGGAGGCGAAAAAATGAAGGTTAGAATTTATGATGATGCACTTTACCCGTGTCTTCGTTTTGGTAGAGAATACGGGAGAGAAGTAGAAATTTCTGAAGACAAGATGAAAGAGTATAAGCGAATTTTCAAAGAGTTCTATAAAATGCAAAAAGAACTTCAAGAGTTCTGGAAAAATACAGGAAAGGAGGCAAAAAAATGAAAGTAAAAATTGACGAAGACGAACTCTATCCATACTATGTTATTGATAAGGATGTTGTTGAAGGATACGGAAAAGAGGTTGAGATTTTGGAAGAAAAATTAAAAAGGTATAAAAAGATTTTAAAAGAGTTTTTAAAAATGCAAGAAGAACTCGAGGAACTCTATGAAAATGCAGAAGGGGAGGAAAAATATGGATAAATACATTAAAATGGACTTTCGTGTCATTGATGCGAATACTTTCGAATTTAATTATGCACCGCCAGATTTAGAAGAGACTTTAAAAGAAAATGGTTTTGAGATTGTAAAAAAGACAGTGCATCACGATGGTTACTACTGCACAATCGTTGTGAGACATAAACCTGAAGACATTAGGATACTATTAGACATTCTCAGAAAACGCAATCAACAAGTGATAGACGATTACAAAAAAGAGCGAGGTCTAACTTGGTGATTTTGGCAATTAGTTGGCAATTAAAACGAAAGGAGATGACAAAATGAAAGAGAGTAAAGACTTGATTGAAGACGGGGTCGTAATCCCTGAGAAGTTGAGGACAAAATGCGAAATTTTTTCGCGCCCCGTGGGTTATATGAGACCAATTCAGCATTGGAATAAAGGTAAGCAACAAGAGTTCAAAGAGCGAAAAACCTTCAAGGTTAGCGAGTATACTCTAGAGTATACTACTCACAAGTAGACTATCGGAGGCAACGATGGAGGCATTAACTCAACTTTTATTCTGGTTAATCGTTTATCTTTTTATCATTATTGCAAGTTGGGTAATTGACGCAATTTGGGAATCAACAGATAGCGGGCTTCATTTCAAGTTTGAGAATTTTAAAAAGAAGTATCGTGGCTATCTGTGAGGTGAACGATGAAACTTACTTGTCAATGGTGCGGTAAAGAGTTTGAAAGCAAGACGTTCCGTAAGTTTTGTTCTAAGCAGTGTTTTAGCGAGGCTTCTCAGTATTATCAACACTTATACTATTTGGAAAGAACAAAAGGGAAGAAAGAATGGGAAGGGCTACACAAGTATGATAGGCAAAATTTCGAGCAGTATAAACACTCAAAAGAGTTTCGCAGGCGACACACCGAGGGCAGTATGTTTGCAATCGTTAGAGACGAGAGAGACAAAAGACTTACTTTTGACAGGTATTTAAAGGACTTGCAAGACGCTATTAAGTTCGTAGACGGAGAGAAGAAGCACATAAGCATTGCAGGTTTGCGTATAGTGATATTTTTACAATCTCTCATCAGAGCCTGGCAAACTGTAGTTCCGCAACGAGACCAAGACATTGACAGAGTAATAAGGTTTTTAGATGCTGATTTATTAGAAGAAAAATACAAAAACACCTTGACCAGACTTTTGAATTTTGAAAATTTGAAAATTGCGATATAATATAGTTGTGAAATTTTGTGGGGAGTGCACCCTCTTTGGGTGCGGGACAAGAGGACTTTTGGTGGAGGGCTGTCCTCTTACAAGAAAAGGAGTAGCGACGTCGATGCGGGGGAGTTCCTACCTCCTTCTCTCTCCCGCTGTTTTTGTTTGCGAGGTGAATAATGGAAGAAATCAAAAAAATTGAAGGTTGGGACAAAATTGACTACCCGACTCCTATGTTTACAAGAATGGCAATTTTTTATGCCGTTGCGTTAGTTTTGAGTAATGTTATTGCAGTAAAAATCTGGCATATAGGAACCTATATTTTCTTACCTGCAGCGGTTATTCTTTTCCCAGTTGTTTACATTGTTTCCGATGTTATGACGGAGATTTACGGAATGAAACTTTCTATGTTAGCTATTCGTATGAATGTTTTAATGAATGTTGTTCTTGTTTTAGTTACCTGGGCTGCTACGAAACTACCACCTGCAATTTTTAGCAAAGAAATGCAAGTTGCTTTTGAGACGATTTTCCACTGGACTTGGCGAGTGGTAATTGCTTCATTAATCGGATACTATTTAGGTGATTGGTCTAACAGTGCGGTGATTTCAAGAATGAAGGTTTTACAAAAAGGCAAAAATTTCCCCTGGAGGGCTTGGCTTTCAACCGTAGTAGGTGAAGGAATTGACACGCTTTGTTTTATCACAATTGCATTCGCTGGGACAATGCCCTGGAAGGCTCTCGTAACTATGATAATCGCTCAGTATTTATTCAAAATTAGTTATGAGGCGATATGCCTTCCTATAACCACCCGAGTTGTTAAATGGTGGAAAAAAGTTGAGGGCTTTGAAGTCTACGATTACACAGAGGACGTGGTAGAGACTTATAGACCACTATGAAAATCTATTTTGCGAGTGCAGAGAGTCATTTAAATACATTAGCTTCAAACGGTGTCAAGAGGATGCTGTTTTCTTATTTTATGTTGGAACAGAGGCAGGTTCGGAACATACGCAATTTTTTCGGGAATAAATGGAGTGATGACTTAGACATTTTTCTTGATTCGGGAGCCTTTTCCGCATATACGCAAGGAACACCTGTTGACCTACACAAATATATGAATTTTCTTAGTTTTAATAAAGATTATTTGAGCGTTTATGCTTTGCTTGATGTGATCGGTGATTCTGCAAAAACAATGGAGAACCTGCGTGTGATGGAAGAGGCAGGCTTGAAACCGTTAGCAGTATATCAGTTAGCGTCGGAATCCTGGGATGACTTAGAAGAGTTATGTAAAACCCACGATTATGTCGCCCTCGGTGGGATAGTAGCAGGCAAGAAGTTCAAAGACAAAGATGTTCTGAGAAAACATCTTGACAGGGCTTTTGATGTTGCTACAAAATATAAGACTAAATTTCACGCTTTCGGGGTTACTTCCTTAGACATATTAGTGAATTTTCCTTTTTATTCGGCTGATTCAACAACTTGGTTATCTGGTGAGATATCGGGAACTGTTTTGCTTTTTATCAATGATAAGATTAAATCCTTTCATTACAAAGAAAAAGAGTTATATAGATACCACGAGTATATAGAGGAATGTGGCTTGAAATACGAGGATGTTGTAAATCCGAAAGGGTTGCAAGCGAGAGACACATTAAACATTAAGACTATGTTAAAAGTCGAGCAGTTTATCAATGAGAGACAAAAACCTTACTGGGACGACAGCCGAGAAACGAATTCTGAAAAGTTAAAAAATCCCGGCGACAGACTTCCACCAGAGACGAAAGGCAAGATACAAGAGATTTTAAAGAACCCAGAAGTTGAAGCGAAGCGATTAGCCAGACTAAGAGAAAGTCTCACAAACTTTAGAACAGGGAAGTATGCCGAGAATCTGCCTTATTACTGTAATAACTGTTATGTAAAAGACAAGTGTCCGTTCTATCAAGAGCCTAAAAGCCCAGACGATAAAGTCTTATGTGCCTTGAGAGAGGAATTCAAGAGATGGTTTAGTCCTGACGATTTTGATTACAGAGAGGAAAATGCCGTTAATAAAGTGCGAAATAGAATTATTGATATTTTACTTCAAAGAGCGGCATTCAATCTGTGGGCAGAATTACTTGATGGCGGTATACAAGACAGGTCATTAACAAATCTTTTGACGGCAGTGCTTGATAGGCTTGAGATTAAACAACCTCTGATTCAACAGATTAACAAAGACAGTGGGGATATTGTTTTAGTGTCTGCAGACGATATTAAAAAAGCATTGGAGGGAATAAAGAAGAATGGAAACAATAACTGAATATGCGAACACACTAAAACAAGTCTATGGTGGTAAGGTATTCATTTATACAAGAGTTTTCACAGAAATTAAAAAAGCCTACGAAGAAGGGAAAAGGCACATTTGGGTTGAAGGCGGAACCTCAGCAAGCAAAAGTTGGTCTATACTTCAATTTCTAATTTGGTTAGCAAAGACAAGCAAAGAGCCTCTTTTAATTTCCATAGTCTCTGAAAGTTATCCGCATTTAAAAAGAGGTGTTATGAGAGATTTCTTTTCTATTTTAGAAGAGCCGATTGACGATAACCCAAATTTCAACAAGACTTCTCACATTTATAACCTTGGGAAGTCCAGAATTGAGTTTTTTTCAGCAGACCAGTCGGGTAAATTACGAGGTGCAAGGAGAGATGTTTTATTTGTAAACGAAGTAAATAATATCTCCTATGACGCTTTTAGAGAACTTGACGCAAGAACTCGTTTGCTAACCCTTGCAGACTGGAACCCTGTTGGAGAATTCTTTTTCCACTTTTATGGACTAAAAGATATGCCAGATTCATATTACATACACGCTACATATAGAGATGCAATTGATGTAGTGCCTCACGAAGTAGTTGAGAACATTTTGCGAATGGGAGAGAGAGACCCGAATTGGAAGAGAGTTTATATTGATGGACTATTAGGGAAGTTAGAGGGGCTTGTTTATCCTGATTTTTCAATAGTGGACTCATTACCAGAAGGTGATTATTTCTATGGACTTGATTTCGGTTTCGCAGGAGACCCAACGGCGTTGGTAAAATGTGTTATTCAAGAGGACAGGCTTTACGTTAAAGAACTTATCTATGAGACAGGCTTAACAAACTACGACCTTGCGGTGAGATTTGAGGAACTCGGGATTAAAAAACACTACGATGAAATTTTTGCCGATTCAAGTGAGCCTAAATCAATCGAGGAGATATATCGCTACGGATATAACATTGAAGGTGTAAAGAAGGGACAAGGAAGTGTTGAATACGGGCATCAGTTAGTCAGACAGTTTAAGATTAACTTAACAAAAGATTCTGTTAACCTAATCAAAGAGATACGCAACTTCCGGTATATAGAGGATAAAGACGGGAGATTAACTGACAAGACGACACATATCTGGTCTCACGGAATGGACGCTATGAGATATGCAGTAATGGGGAAACTTGAAAGACAAGGACAACCTGAGGTCTTAGTACTGTGAGGTGGTGATACTTTAATGAGTTTATTTGATTTCTTTAAAAAGCAGAAAAATTTTTCGTATGTAGGGACAGGACTTCTCACTGGCGGTGTAACTTCTGATATAAGTTCGCTTGAAGACGCCGCAATTAAGAATCCGTATGTCAATAGAGCCTTGACATTGCGAGCTCAGGCAATTTCTGACTTGGAATGGGAGATCGTGAATAATGATAAGCCGAATCAGAAGTTAATGAGTTGGTTTGCTAATCCTGTGAACTTGACACCGAGGCAGTTTTTACAGAAAATTCAATATTGGAGGGACATAACAGGTATTGCATTTATACGAAAATCATTTCCACAACCCGAACTCCTTGATGGTGATAGAATAACACTTCTTGTAACTCCAAGCGAAATTAAAGTTCTTTATATGCGTGTTTTCTGGACTGATACTTATGACATTTCAGAAGTTGCTTTGATTACAGGCCAGTCGCCATTTGTTCGTATAATCAAAGATGTAAGCCCGCTTCTAACTGTTCTTGAAGACGCAAAAGCACAGTATAGACAAATGGAAGTCTTATCGAATATGTTCCAAAACGGAGCGTTCTTAAACATAATCCTCACAACCGAAGACCACCTGACTAAAGACCAGGTTCAGACAATTTTAGACCAGGTGAGAGAAAAATACTCAAGCCCGCAAAACTCGGGAAAGATTATGCTACTTTCAAATTCTAAATGGGAAGTTCACGATATCAAAACAAATCCAAACGACTTCGGACTAAGAGACACAGACGAATTTGCTATGAAACGTATTGCAGTGGCTTTTGGTATCCCTTCGGTGTTCTTTAACGATATGCAAGGCGTTAACCGAGCCGTCGCACAGACGCAAGAATACATTTTTGAGAAGTATGTTACAAGACCACTCGCAAACGATTTAGCAGAGCAAATCACAACGAAACTTTTAGACAACAAAGCAGAGTTCAGATTTAAGTTTAATGAAAATCTTTCATTAGAAGACCAGCAGTTATTAGCACAGATAAGACAAACTGAACTCCAGAGCGGGATAAGATATATTAACGAGTTTAGACAAGAAGATGGACTTGACCCAGTGCCGTGGGGCAACGAGTGGTGGGGTAGTTTAAATATAACACCGCTTGGAAGCGTAAGTCCGCAACCTAATCCTGAAACCGCAAAGATACTTGAAAAACTTGAGAAAATAGAACAGAAACTTGATAAAAAAGACAAGTCCGTGGATAGAACACAGATTTGGAAGAGTTATGTCGCTATGACCGAGCCGATGGAAAAAAGGTTAGCGAAAGAAGTTATGGATATTTTCAAAAAACAAGAAAAAGAAGTTTTAAAACAACTTGAAGCCTTGAAGTCTAAAAGCGATGTTAATAAAAAAGACACTCTGAGACCGCAAGACATTGTGGCGGTAAATGTAAGTGAGGAATGGAAAGACTACATCGTAAAGCACCTGAAACCGTTTTTATTGAGTTTTATGCAACAGGCGGGAGATAAAACTTTAAGTGATTTAGGTTTTGGTATTTCGTTTAATTTGCAAGTTCCAGGGATTCAAGAAAAACTTCTAAAGTCTTTGGAGAAGTCGGCTTCAGAAATCATACAAACTACAAGAAAAGATGTGTATGATCAGTTATTGGAGGGTATCCAAAACGGGGAAGGTATTCCCGAACTTGCAAATAGAATGAAAACGCTGTTTGAAGAGACATACAAAAACAGGAGCGAAACAATAGCAAGAACTGAAACGATAGGTGCAACGAACTATGCAAGTTTGGAGGCAGGGAAGCAGGTCGGTATAACTAAAAAGCAATGGCTGACGGCTGAAGACGAGAGAGTTAGACCAACACACGCAGAGGCAGACGGGCAGATTAGGGATATAGATGAACCTTTTGATGTTGGAGATGACAAGTTAATGTTCCCTGGCGATAAAAACGGCTCGCCAGAAGAAATTATAAACTGCCGCTGTATGGTGATTTTAATACCTGAGGAGGGAGATTAGATGGATAAAATAATTAAGTCTTTTGTAGCGAAACAAATAGACACCATGAATCACATCGTAGAGGCTTACGCTTCTACTAAAGATGTAGACCGAGACGGTGAAATCATACTTCCAACCGCTTGGGATCTCGAAGACTACAACGGCGTCGTAATTAACTCTCACGATTATGAGACAATAGAAAACGCACTTGGGAAGGTTATTGAGGCACGGACCGATGACAAGGGACTTTATGTGAAAATTCAATACTTTGTAGGACAAGGCAACGAGACAGCCGATTGGGCTTGGGTGTTAGCACAGAACGGACTGGCAAGTTATTCAGTTGGTTTTATACCTATCGAATCAGTTCCAGGGAGCGATAACGTTAAACGAATTTATACAAAAGTCAAACTCTTAGAAATTTCGCAAGTCTTAGTTCCTGCAAATCCTTACGCAGTGCAGGATAATTTAGTATACGAACCTTTAATAAAGGCTTTTAAAGAAATTAAGACAAAAGAGGTGAGTAAAATGGAAGAAGTTAAAAAAGGTGTAATTCCTTACAAGGAGACACCAAAAGCACCCGAAGATGAGCCTTGGGACGCTGGCAAAGAAGTAAAAGAAGCAACAGTTGACGACTTGAAGATTATGTGTGCGTGGTATGATGAGCAAAATCCAGATGTCAAGAGTTCTTACAAACTTCCACACCACCACGCAAGCGGAGGTCATGCCGTAGTCTGGCGAGGTGTTGCAGCAGCAATGGCGGCACTTCTTGGTGCAAGGGGTGGAGTTGACATTCCAGATTCAGACAAGGAAGGCGTTTACAATCATCTTGCTAAACACTACAAAGATTTTGATAAAGAGCCTCCAGAGTTTCACAAAGTCTACTATAGCGATGATGAGATTTACAAGGCTTGCGGTTTAGATGTCGAGGTCAAATATGGACGAGTTTTGAGCGAGGCAAACAGGCAAAAGATTAAAAACGTCCTTGATGGCATTACTCAACTTCAGAAGGAACTTTCGGACTTGAAAGACCCGTTGAAAGAGTTGTTAGACCTGTCGGAAGTAGAGCAAAATAGCACCTCATTAGAGGCGATTGCTCAAAAGTCCGATAGAATTTTAGACATATTAAACGAATTAAAAAAATCACTTTAGGAGGGTGATAACATGAACGAAGTAGAACAAATTAAAAGCGAGATTATAGAGAAAACAGCACAGAAGATTGAGAACGATTTGAACTCAAAATTTATTACTCATGAAGAGTTTTTGAAAGCGGTTAAGGAACTTACAGCACACAAGGACACATACTCTGTCGAACCAGGGACACTTGCAAAATCTATTAGAGAAATGGTAACAAAAGGCACACTCGTAGAAGGCACACCATCAGCAGGTGGGTATCTTGTGCCGCCAGAGTACGTGAATAGAATTATTGATGTAGCAATTCAGCAATCTGTTGTTTATCCAAGAGTTACACGAATTCCTGTCGCATCTAACCAAGTGTATCTCACTGGTGTATCAGCACCCGTGACAGTGTCTTATCCAGGTGAAAACACAGCACCTACACCAACAACACCGACCATTTATCAAAACAGCGTGCCGATTAAAAAGTTAATGGCACTTGTTGACATTTCAAATGAGTTATTAGCAGATGCTACAATCGGTGGAGCGGTAGATGCTTATATTGTGAACCTTATCGGTCGTGTTTTAGGTAAAGAGATGGATAGACTAATCTTGACAGGGAATACATCAAATGGTGACCCGTTTAACGGAATTCTTAATACTTCAGGTGTTACAAACGTTGTAGAAGCAACAGGACACACCTCTGATGTAACTTATGAGGCTCTAATTGACGCCATAAACGCAATACCTTCTGACTACAAACTGAACCCGTTCTGGATTGCACACAGGACATTCTATGCAAAAGCATTCGAACTCAAGACCACAACTAACTATCCTGTTTTGAATCCAGAGTCCAAGACCTTAGTCGGATATCCTTTTGAACGAGTTGAGGTTATGCCTTCTGATTTTAGCGCTTCAAAGCCTATTGCTATATTCTGTGACCCAGTTAACGTTATGTTTGGCATGAGACAGGAACTTCAGATTACAGCATCAAGGGAAGTTAAATTTGACCAAGACCTGACTGAACTTAAAGCAACCTTCAGGTTCGGCTTCTATGTAGCATATCCAGCAACCTTTGTAGTACTAAAGACTGCAGCATCATAGTGACTAAGGGAGGGGCAATCCCTCCCTCACTTGGAGGTGAATAATGAAAGTAAGATTTAACGCAAACATATTTGTGAGAGGGCAAGACTTCAAAGCAGGCGAAGTCTACGTGATAGATGATGAACTTGCTAAATGGCTACAAGGCTTCTATGAGGTTGTAGAAGAAAAAGCAATTGAAGAGCCACCTAAAGACAAGATGGTAAAGAATTCGAAGAAGAAAGGTGAATAGCGATGTATATCACATATGCCGAGTTTAAAGTCTTGTTTCCAAACGTGAATGTGACTGAGGACGAATTTAATATCTACGAGGCATATGCAGAAGACATAGTAAATGTCTATATTAATAATGTGTTTATAGACCCAACAAAGGACATTTCTTTTGCGACTGGCTTGATTATTCAGCATATGCGAGGTATTGGACTTCTCCCGCAGGGACTGACTTCAATTAGTGCAGGTGGGATAAATGCAAACCCTAATCAGGACTTTATGGAGTATATACCTCAAAAGGCAAAAGAAATACTTGACAGACACAGGGAGATTGTGATATGAATTATTTCTTCTTCTGGCAACCAAGTCCCGAGGAGTTTATTCAAAAAGCACAGGAGCGAGTAAGAACTGCAGCGTATAATTCATTACTTCGAGGCGGTTATAAGGTTCAAGGCAGAGCAAGGTATTTCGTGCCTGTTAATACAGGATATTTGCGAGCCTCAATTGCGGTTGCAGGAGACATTGCGAATCTTTCAGTCCAAGTCGGTTCAAGACTCAAGTATGCAGCACCTGTTGAGTTCGGAAGTAGACCACATACTCCGCCATTTGAACCTATACGACGCTGGGGAGAACTTAAAAAAATTCCAGCAGGGGCAGTATGGCAAAAAATACGAATGCAAGGCACAGACCCACACCCTTATCTGTGGCCTGCATTTATTGAAAATCGAGATTGGATCGTGGATGATTTAGCAAAGAGCATAGCGAAAGCGGTGATGAAGAGTGGAGAGTGAACTTTTAACCTTACTCAATACAATCTGTCCTTCTTCTCAAGTCGGCACGGGACACGATACAGAAACGCCGTTTATTCTGTATTCGTATTCAGATAGCGTATTCAAATACAAACTTGGCTACAGAGCAGACATAACATTTTTCATAATCGATTGGACGGAGGATAAGACTGATGAAAAGATAGCAAGCATAAAGAGTTTATTTTCTAATAGACAGGCTTGGCATTCAGTAATTATTAGGAAGGTTGAATGGAATTTAAAGAACAGCATTAAACTTCCCGATGGAAGGTATTTAAAAGAATTAAATTCAATAGTAATTTACGAGGAGGTGTAAAGAATGGCATATCAGTATGGAATTGCAAGTTTTTCAGGAGGCGTAACGGGAGTCTGCAACGACTTCACAGTTAAAGCAACGCCTGACAAAAAAGAGTTATCGGGCAACCCTGCAAGTCAGATTGTAGATGTCCGAACTGGAAAGACAATTGAGACTATAACAGCAAACGTTGCAGTGACTGCTGTTGTAGAGCCGAGAACTCTAATCGGACAGACAGTTACGATTGCGATTACCTCTGAAGACTCAGGGGAAGTTAGCATTAGCGGTAAAGTCGTTGATGCAGAACTCAAAGGCTCGAAAGAAGACTGGTGGATATTTACAATAACAGTTGAGTATGTCCCAACCAGTAATCCATAGGTGAGATATGACTTTTAAAGAACTTAAAGAGATTTACGACTTGACGGGAATAAACATCGCTTTAGCAATCGCTGGTAAGAAACTTGACGAGGTCGACCCGAAAGTTATTCAGATTTTGGTTTGGTGGAGCAGAAAAAAAGAAAATCCAGACCTCAAACTTGAGGACGTTAACGACTTCAAATTTGTGGAGGCAGTAAAGTCGTTTGACGAACTTTTTCGTGAGGAATGAAGCGACTGACTTTTTTACAAATGTCTATGCAAATTTTGCAATACTCGGCTGGAGTAAAAAAGAAGTTGACGAGACAGAACTCTCAGTTCTTTTCGGAGTTTTGGAGAAATTAAAAGGCGATAAAAAAGATGAAAACGTTCTTGAGAAGTTTGACCCTAAGGCAGCAGAGGAGGTGTTTAAGAAGTGGCAGAAAATGAAGCGATAATTGAGATAAGAGCCGCTATTGAAGACGTTCAAAACAAAATGAATCAAATTCAAGGTTTGATGCAAAACACCTCCTCGAAATCCGAATTTGCGTGGACTTCCTCACTTAAAAAAATCGCTGGCTGGTTTGGTATCGCTTTCTCAGCGAAAGAAGTAGTTAACTTTACAAAAGAATCTATAAATGCATTTGCAGAAACAGAACGCTCGGCAGTCGTATTGAATAACACACTCAAAAACTTCGGAGTATCTGACGAGGGAATAAAGTCTATTGAGGAGACTGTAGACAGGCTTGAAAAACTGACTTCTTTTGATGACTCGCAAATCCGTTCGGCACTTTCAAACGCAGTCATTAAATTAGGTGATGTTAATCTTGCAATGAAGACTGTCGAAGTCGCAATGGAAGTCGCAAGAGCAAGGAATCTTGACCTAAACGACGCCGTGCAGAGACTAAGTTTGGGGCTTCTTGGGAATGCTCGAGGTTTGAAAGATTTAGGAATCAACATAAAAGATT